CTACTTGGCACGTCGTTGTTGAATGGTAATAAAAAGACCTAGTAAGTGATCAGTTGTCATCACACCGTTCCTTAAATCTTTTAAATGTGATTCTTGAATAACCCCTTCTTTGATTGCTTGTGCTATAAAGCTCTCCGTTGCTGTACGTATTGCTGTTGAATGTGGGTTCCATGCTTGAGGCAATTTTGTCTCCTCCTTCCTTTCTCCAATAATTAATTGGACTTTCTTTGTACTGCTACTAGGTATAATGACTTGTCCCTCAAATTTATAATTAGCTGGCATTTTCCAAGATATTGGTACCTCGAAATGAGGTCGATCTATACTACCTGTCCAATCTCCACCCCATATAATACTTAGCTTACGAGCAATAACTCCTACTCGTTTTAAAGTAGCTTCATCATACAAAGATTGTGGTGGACCAATTGCAATATCCCAAGCAAGTCGTGATGTATGATTACTATTTAATGTCCAAGTTACAATTTGTCCTGGTCTAGTTCGACCTTGTGCATACAGGTAATTTTGTCTTTCCTGAGAACGATATGTTTCAGTAATAAAAATATTTTTAATCCCTTCTTTATAGCATTCTTGAAATAATAATCGACATGCTATTTGTGCTACTGAAAGCAACTGATCTAAATCTCTACAAGCCTTTGTAATATTTATGCTCATTTGCTGTCCTCCTCTCCAGCATGATCTTTTACAATTGCTAAAATATTTTTGATGAAATTTGGTGTTGGCAACCCCATCTTTGTTCCATTTTCCGTAATTGAAATAAATTCAAGGACGCAAAAGGCAATAGCTGCTCCGTCACCTGCATACTCAATCCCTGGAATCACAAAAGCTAATAAGTAAATAGAGCCTACCAACATCAAATAATAGATTTTTCGAATGATACCATTAACACCAATCCGACTATTTAAATTATGATTGACTATCCCTGATAGTATCCCAGTAATATAATCTATAGCCATAAATCCGATCAAAACAGTTACTGCGATTCCTAAACCATTTACTGAATATGAGATAAGAGTTCCAATAAAGCCACCCCATGTTGCTATCCATTTTTCCACTACACCACTTCCTTTTTGTAGAAAAAGCCTTCCATACACAAAAGTATGGAAGGCCTTAAGATAAGTACTAAAATAGTTATTCATATCAGTTATTTTCTTATCTCTCCACTTATTTGAGTAAACTCTTGCTTAATTTTTTGTATAAGTGTAGGTCTGTTGTTTCCAAAAGTTGCTTCAATGCTAAATCCTGAGGTCTCATAAATCTCTTTTATATCTGTTATTTGTGCATCCATTGAAATATTCCATTCAGAATTTTGAATTGTTATAACATCCCCTAAGTCATAATCCTTTTGATATTTAAATGGACTATTAGTTAGTATTTGTCCCTCCAAATACTCTTCTTGCATGAATTCTTTTAACTGTTGCTTTCCACGAGCAACTAAAGCTTCAGTAATTTTCTCATGTGATATTAATTGCTGATTATCATCAACTTCTGCAATATCTCTGGCATCAATAAAAACTTCATGACGTTTTGTTGATGAATAGTCACCTACCTCGATAATTCGCCTATCCACACCTTCACCTTGTCCAGCAACTATTGCTAGATTTTTGTAATTTAATTCACTTTCTGTGTAATGCAATGATTTTAAACTTTCAAATTGAGGTGAAAAAATGACCGGTGGATTTATTGATTGCCCTACTGTTAAATTCCTACCTTCCATCACATCGAATATCCATTTTTTATCTTTTAAATCCAGTATTATATCCCAACCTAACTTACTCGATAGAGAAAGAATGCTTATCTCTTCTGCTAAATTTTTAAATCTAGTTGAATAACTTAAATACACACCCCGTTGCTGATCCGTTTTTATGAACAAATGGGGTATTTTTCTTTTACTATTAGATGGATTCACAAGGTTTTGAGACACATAATGTTTCATTACAGTTTCAGCTGTACCTGTCTTACTATCATATGCATTATTTGTAGGTGGAATGGTAATACGCTGAGCAACAATCGATTTTAGAGAGTAACCTTTAATTAACCAGTTCTCTGTAATTTTACCACTTGCATCTAACTCAATTTCACGATGTTTAATAATAAAAACCTTATTCAAATCTGTTCCGATGAGAATAAGGTTATCTTTTAATAAAGTGTTAGCGTATTTTATATGGCGATTTATTCGCAATTCTATTGTTCCTACATCATACCATGAACGATTGAAAAACATGGACTCATAGTTGTCAATTTCAGCTAAGATGTCCATGTTTAGGGATAATATTCGAATGCTCTTTTTTATAGTTACTCACCTCTACTTCTTATACAAAAATATACAATAGTGTTACTCTAAAAATTATCTTGCTAAAATTTTTTTTTGCTTTTGCAAGCATTAATTCTAAATCTAATATACGTTGTTGATCTTGTTCTCTCTCATCTTTAATCCTTTTAAATGTTCGATTGGCTTTTCAAATAAATCTGGTTTTGATAGGCAAACTCAATTTTTGGGGTTTGGGGGATTTACTCTAAACGAGAGACAAGTTGTAAATTCTTCTCTAAACTCACCAAAAGATAAATCTATATGTTCTATTTCATTAAAAACATATGATCATATCCAGCATATTCTCCTGTATCCAATATAAGCGTACAATTTGATACTGAATACTATATTCTTCAACCTAACTGTTTAAAACTCATTATTAAAACCCCCAAGCTATAGCTTCTAATGAAATTGTTTGTCCACTTGTTATCCCAGAGTAGTTTGCATTAACAGTAATAGAACCGTTTAATGTGGTTCCAGAAATCGAACTTCCATTGCTAACGTATAGCCAATTTTGATTGTTATATCCCATCCCACCTAATTGTAGTGTCCCACTTTTTACTCCGTCTACCAAAACTCCGATTCCACTAAGAGTATAAGGTCCGAAATATATGGAATTAATAACGATTATATATGCCTTTATTGTAAAGCCTGCGTTTAGTGTTATAGTAAATGTTTGCATAGTGGGGTTGCCAGATGACACAGTTCTATTTGCTGAAGTATACGCAATTTTAGTTTCAGAAGTTCCAGCTATACCAAAAAGATTAACACCTTTTTTTATGTTGCTCGCAATCAAGTTCGCATCTCCTAAAACGTTAAAAGCGTTATAGTAACCTGCAGCCATGCTTTGATTGAAAGTACCAGGTATAATAGTTCCTTTTGAACCATGATTAATCATAGACCCTGTAACTTCACCATTATCATTGGTAAATGTTTTTCCCGCTAGTACATCTGTTGAGGTTGCAGTTCCTCCCCCCCCTTCACCCTGTAATATAAAAGCCGTCCCATTATATCTTAATGTGTAAACACTATTTGTTCTTAGATTACCACCTGAAAGAAGGCTCCCATTTGCTTTTATTATATTTTTGGCACCTAATCCGTTAACATTTATAGTTGATGCCCCTGTATTTTGAATGTTAATCTTTACAGACATCGCCATACCTTCTGTGTATTGATTAACGTTAGGAATTAGTACTGTATAGGTATTTGTTAAGCCACTTGTAATGGCATAAGGTATATGCAACGTACCATCATTAATATGCATATTCAAAGCATTGTCATCAAAGCTTGGCAAAATGTTAGAACCTGCCCATGGACAAAGAGGCTCTTTACCACGATCATCCGTCACATCACTAGCATTTATATAAGTTTGCCCACCTATCACTTTAACTTGTGCTAATGAAATCTCGTAAAAATTGGCCGTTTGGGTTAATGCTGGTGCAACTGGTTTTGCGGAAGCTACTCCCTTTTTAATAAACGCTTTTACATATCTTGCCTCTGTACTTAAATCCATTCTAATAACTATTCTGTCGATACGACTATTACCAAGTGATTCTGTATCATGAAGTAATTCTTTTAAACTATCATTTTCATAATAGCGTCCTAATATAAATGCCACCCCTGTGTCAATGGTTGTCATCATGCTAGATCCATTTGCTGCAACATGTAATTGATTACCGGCTGCCTTTAGAATGCCTGTATTTATTAATGTTTTAAAATAATCGGTAAATTCTTGTGCGCTGTATTCCCTATCGTAAGTACCATCTTCTCTTTGTACTGGATCAAAAAATTTATATTTTTCAGCCATTTCATCACATCCTTATACACTTAAATATCTTTGTTTAAACTTTACATAAACCTCTGGATTTCCACTATCCGTTATAAAAGCAACCCTATTTTCACCAACATTTAAATGAAAGAAGGTAGATTGTAAATCAATATAGTGAAATGCATTTTCTTTAACTCCATTGGGACTCTCTATTTCAACTTGTTTATTGCCAAATGATGTATCAAGAAAAAGTTTGTAACCTGTAGGTATTTCTCGATTTACACGAATAAATTCACCTGTTGTTATATTGGTGATTTGGGGATTTTCAACAGGACCTCTGAACTCAACTACGATTGGTGTCGGCACATCACCATTATTAATTAGCACTTTCGAGTCACCTCTTGTTGCAAAACGTACTGGGAAGTAAAAAGGAAATCTAAAGTTGCTAACAAAGTCTTCCAATTTATAACTTTCAGTAGAAAATTCCTGCCAAAAAGGTGAAGGGCACAGAAAATTAATAATAGTACGTTGGAATCTTATTCCATTATTCTCTCTCCCAACACCAAAAACGGGTACATTTTCAACTACAGCTTGAATTTCGCGTTTTGTATTTCCTTTAATGTAAGTGAGCTTTCCAAGACCAAATTTAGGGTTGCATACAGAAACAAGTAACTGCCGTTGTTTTATCATAGATAAATTATTTTCTGCTAATATTGACACATTTAAAGCTACTGAACGCTGTTGTAGGTAGCTGTCTATATAAGTACTACCGTCTTGAAAAGGTGCTGATTGTGTTTGAATATCAGCACTAACATCAGCTTTCCCCTCTATGGACTGTAACAAGAAGGGCTTCTGGTTGGAGAATTTAATAGATTGCCCCCGAGCATTTGTAAAAATAACTTCTTCAATCATCAAATCATCCCCCATTCCATTGCTAATTGACGTTGTACTTGTTTATTTTTTCGAGCAATTTCCGATGGAGAAGGGTGACTATCGTATATATAAATATTTGTATCTCCACTCGTATAAGAGCGAGATCTATCAATCGACGTTGCGTGGGAAGAACTTATCCCTTGCTGACCATCCATATTGAATGCTAAACGCTGTGCTGCATTTGCAACCCTACCTGCCATGTCATCAATTCCCAAAATTAACCCTTGGCCTATATGACTGCCAAAATTACTCATAATGGGTGAAGGACTATGAATATCAAGGTTTTTTCGAACTGTATTTTCAACACTATCTGTTAAGTCATTCATTACTCCTTTTAGATTATTTTTTCTCTCGGCCATACCAATTTCCCAGCCTTCAATTGTATTTCTTCCAATAGCCATAAATACTCGCGAAGGAGATTTAATACCTAGGATTTCCATTGCCCAGTTTGGAATAAGTCCTGCTAATTCTTCAATTTTCCTACGGACATTACCGAACATATCACCTATTCCAGAAATCAAACCTAAGACAATGTTTTTACCTATACTTGAGAGCTCAATATTTTTCAAAAATGACTGTGCCTCATTCCACTTTGTTTCGATTTTATTTTTGACGTCGTTCATTTTGTCTTCGACTGTGGATTTCATCTCTTCTATTTTCCTACCAGGCCAAGCCTTTATCTCTTCCCATATCCGAATAGTGTCTGCCTTCATTTCTTCCCATTTATTTGAAGCACCTACTTTAATATCATCCCATTTTTTTGAAGCATTATTTTTAAAAACTTCCCACTTAGAAAGTACTTCTCCAGTTTCCCAATTTACTTTATTCACATGTTCTTCAGCTTGGAGTTTTGCTTCATTAACAACCTTCTGATGCATAGACTCGGCATTTTTAATGGTTTCATCTCGTTTACGACCAGCTTCATCAATTACAGCTTGGGCCTCTTCTGCAGACATCGCACCTGTTTCATCTCGTTGTCTAACTGCCCACTTGTATGTTTCGTTGTATTGATCCTCAGCATCTCGAATAACATCTTCTTTTTGTTTCAAGGAGTTTTGGACAACTTCAGCAGCTTGTTCTGCTGAAATTTTTGAGGCTTCATTTTTCAAGCTTTCTAAAATAATCTTTTGCTCTACTTCACTATCTGAAAGATGCTTTATTGCATTCTCCTTCATCGTTTGTTGAATCAGATTAATTTCCTGTTGTTCTGCTTCAGTTATGGTTCTATTATTAGCAGCAGCATTTTGATAAATTTCTGTAATTCGAGCCTTTCCATCTGTAATAGCTTGTTGTTGCTCTGTTTGACTTTGTGCTACTCGAGCTAAAATATTTGCTTCCTGTTCTTCAGTTAGAGCATTACTTGAAGCAAAATGGTTCTGCATGGTCTCTAGTTCTTGAGCATGATCAGCTTGCATTTCGGCTAACACTTGATCACCCATCTCACTATAAATGGTTATCATATTTGTTGCCATTTCTTGTGTGACTGCTTGACCAGACCACGCTAGTTGATTAAGTGCCACTGTCGCTTGATCTGATAACTCCAAAAAGCTTCCTACTGACTCGGCAGTGGCTTCAGATACTTTATCTTTCCAATCTTCTACTTGGATAGATGATTCATTAAGATTCTTAGTTACTGCATATGCTGCGATTCCTAAACCTGCAAACGCAGCAACAGCTATGCCTACAGGATTCATTATTAATGCTAATGTAGCACCTAACGCCGTTGTAGCCCCACCTGCTGCTCCAATTGCCATTGAAAACCCACCGATTGCAGTCACGATTGATCCAATACTTGAAATTAATGTTCCCCCAACTACTAATAAAGGACCAATAGCGGCTGCTAAACCACCAATAATAACAATTGTATTTTGTGTTTCAGAAGATAAACTGCTGAACTTCTCGATCCAGGGCACAAAAATATCAAGAACTTTTTGTACAATGGGAATTAATACATTTCCGATGCTTATACCTACATCTACAAGCTGATTTTTCATTATAGCCATTTGAGACTCTGTCGTTTGATAACGCTCGGCTGCTTTATCAGATAAAGCCGTATTTTCCTTCCAGGCATCAGTAGAAGAATTAACAGCTGATGTAAGTAAATCCGAAGCACCAGCCATACTCAAAAGTACATCAGTTTCATCACCATTAACCCCTAAATCAGCAAGCACATCTTTTAAGTTAGCTCCACCTTCAGATGATTCTGCTAACCCTTTAACCAATGCATCTAAAGCAGAGGCCGCGTCTGTTTCAAATGCCTTTTTAAAATCGGCACTAGTCATGTTAGCTACCTGAGCAAAACCAGATAAGCTTTCACCGCCATCTCCTACAGCTTTTTGAATCTTTTGCAAAACAGAAGTCATAGCCGCTCCACCAGTTTCAGCGTTAATCCCTAGGCTCGACATAGTAGCAGCTAGTCCCATTATTTGAGATTCGGTTAAACCAATTTTAGAAGCTTGCTCAGCAAATCCCATTCCCATCTTCATAATGTCAGATGCAGCAACACCCATAGTAGTACTCAAATCAACAATAGAGGAACCTAATCGATCAAAGTCTCCTTGCCCCATTCCTACAATATTTGCAAACTCAGCGAACTCTTTTGCTGCCTGTTCACGTGTCATCCCCGTTGAATTGCCCATATCAATAACAGCACGGGAGAATGAAATAAGATGCTCTTCTGCAATTCCTAGCTGCCCAGCAGATTCAACAACTCCAGCAATTTCAGTAGCACTTACTGGAAGCTCCTTAGCCATACTACGGATTCCACTTTCAAGCTTCTTAAAATTTTCCTCACTAGTGTTCACAGTTTGACGTACACCGGCAAAAGCACTTTCAAAATCTACAGCAGCATTAAGGGCATACACACCAAAAGCTTTGATAGGAGCTGTAATAGTAGACATACTTTCCCCAACAGTCTTTAACTTTCCACCAAGCTCCTGAAATTTATTCCATTTTGATGATTGCTCACTTAATTGCTGATCGACTTCTGTTAGCTGTGTATTTAAACGATTGTATTCAACAAGAGCTTCATTCACAGCAATTGCCTGTTTTTCTATTTCCTCGGTATTTGCTGAACCTGAGGCTATTAATTCATCATACTTTCTACGTTGCTCCGTAAAATTTAGATTTGCAGCTTCAACTGATCGCCTAAGAATATTTTGTTTATTTGCTAAACCTTCCACCGAACTTTCATATTCATTACCTAGTGCTTGTAATGCCCTTAATTCAGCTCCCATTGCTGTCAAATTACGAGTTAATTGTTCTATAGAGCCATTAAAATTCGATGTATTTAAATTAAGCTCAACAGCACTGATTTCTGCCATATTTCATCACCGCCTTTGTTTCATCACAACCAGGAAATTTCATCAGCTGTGACTTCCTCTATTTCATCATCATCAACTAACAATTCAAACCAAAAATGAATATCCATTTCGTCAATCTCATGTAGTTTATAACCCTCTTTTATCAATTTTCTATAAAATAATTTAATATGTTGATAAGGAGTTATTTCACTTACTTTCCCTCTTCATCATTTACGATGGTTTTTGTTTCTAGTCCTCCAATGTTTAGAACACTATTAAAAACTCGCATAATTTCATCTTGCAATCTTCCTGCCTCTAACCCATCCCAAACATCATCCATTGTGAATTGGTTCTCAAACACATTGACAACAAAGGCAATCATTTCATCAAAAGTTTCAACAGAAATTTCATTCCCTTCTTGTCTCATTTTCTCATTCATTTTTAGCGCATTGCGAAACACTCGGGCTTTCACAAAGTCATTTGAAAATTGTTTTTCTTGACCATCAATTTTTAAAGTAATTTGCATTTTATTATTCATCCTTTCTAGTAACTTTCTATATTAGGGAAGAGAGGCTTGGGACTAAAGTGTTTTAACCTACAAAATTACCGAACTATCCTTTGAAACGCTCACGAAGTGTTTCGAATAGTTCGGTTTTTAATTACTATTTTTTGTTAATCTAGAGATTATTCAGCTTTATGAAGGTCTCAATTAGTTATGTCCTAGCCTATTCATTTAAGGAGTTACAACAGTTTCACTTGGTTTTGCGACAGAGTCAAAGAATGATTCAGCTGTCACCGTTACCCCTGCATCTCGTGTATCTACTGTATGTTTAATTACGCCATCGATTAATGGTAATGCTTCACCACCGAATGGATATACTTTGTAACCTGTTTCACCTTTCTTACGAGTCGAATTTGTTTCTTCACCTAATTTCAATTTCGCTTTTAATAGCCAAACAAGCTTAGTACCCGATTCAAAACCAATTGCAATTGGATTAGGTGTATCATTTGCATTTGTAATGATACCACCTTCTGCTGACTTCTTATGCCCATACCAATCTACTAGGACGTCAGTTGGTAAATCAGCTGTTTCCCCTGCAATTGTAATAGAATCCAATTGTGCTTCCTGATCTACTACACGGTCTCCTGCATCTAAATGTGCTTCTGAAAAGTTAGGTGTAAGTGTCATGGAAATAGGCATTGTTAATGTTTTAACTTCACCCCATGTTTCTGTTTGTTCATTTGTCATTAGTGCATAATGAATTCGTTTTAAGCTCAGTTTTTGTGGTTTTTCATTTAAAATTGTCATTTACATGACCTCCATATTTTTATTATTATTCTTCACACAAGACGAATTGAAGTACCCTGTTATTATGAGATTCGCCTACAATATAAGGCTCATCATATTCTAGAATCCGTTCAAATCCTGCATTTCCCATCAAATGTTTGATACTCTCTGCTAGCTGGTGATAGTTCAGGTTGGACCATACATTAACTTGGACAATCCGTTCAGTTTCAATTTCGTTTCCACCAGCTACAAAGATAGGCTTTGCACTTATTTCTAAAAAAGTGATGAATTGATTTGGTTTTTCGGATTCTTTAGGAAATCCATTAAAGATGATAGGCAAACCTAATGGCTCTAAAATAATAGGAATATGATTCATTAAATCCCTCATATTTATTTCTCCTAACTCTTTGAAATATGATAAAACTCAGTCCATGCTAGATTTTGAACATATTCCCCTTAAGTGAATGAAATATTGAACTCCTAAAATAAAGAATCATTTCAACTACAGTCATTCTGCAATTGTGGATTTTTTTCAAGCTAAAAACGCCTACTGACAATAACTCAGTAGACGTTTTCATTCGTTCTCTCTTAATCACTATTTTTCACCTCCTTTCAAAATATTTATTTTTACTAGCTATCTTTCAACCATATTTTTAATATCCGTCATACTGTTAAAAATACTTTGTTTCAAAGCAGACTCTATTTTCTTTAACTTCCTATACTGAAAACCATTAACCCTTCTCATTTCAAGATATAGTTTCCTTAATTCTGCTTGAAGTTTTCGTACATTATCATCAGTGTAAAAACAAACATACTCCCGACCACAGTTAGGGCAAGTAAAATAGTTTTTTTCAATCGTATGGCTCAGCCTCACGTTCTTAAAAGACTGAACATAGAATTTATAACCACATGATTTATTGCATTTTGCATAAATTACTTCCATCCAATCATCCCCTTATTATGAGTATTTGAAAAGACCACTCAATTTTGAGTGGCCTTCACCTAACACAATTCATGTAAAGTTAAAATTTCATATAACAAACTTCTACATTAACATCATATTACGGAATTTCTATACCTTCTATTCAATCATCTGAGTGTCAGTAAAAGGAAAGATACTAAAAAAATCCTCTGCTAATATAGCACTTCAATTAACCGAATTTTTATATTACCATCATATTATGGATTATCAATCATTTCTATACAATCTAGTTGGTGTCAATTAAGTGAAAGCTTAAATTGAAGCAATAGAAAAGACCACCTTTAATAAAAAGTGGTCACCACATTGTTTATATATTAATAAGAAAAACTAAATCAATTTGTTAGTTTAATTTCATGTGCAAATTTAATCATCTTTGCAATTTCTGCATGCTTTTTGTAAATATAACTAGCACTATAATTTAATACCTCAGCTATTTCTTCTAATGTCATTCCATCCACATATTTTAATTTTAATATTTTATGATTCAACCCACTAAATTTTCCAATAAGATCCAAGATTTTTTTTTGTTCCACAAGTTTAACTTGCAACTCTCGTTCAATTCTTTCAATTCGCTCTTCTAGTTTTGCTCCATCCGATTCAGCAGTGAGTTTTACCCTAGCCAAATCTCCAGTAACCCATCGTTTTAATTCTTTCTGTGATCGCTCAAGGTTATATTCCAAATAAGCAATTTCATCCTCAATTTGCTGATAATCTAGTAACCATTCGTACATATTTAACAACCACCCTTTTAGCTTTCTGAATTTTTACCTCTAATTTTCACATCTCCTAAAACACTTTTAAACGGTATTACACAGTAACAACTTATGTCTTCCCATTTCTTTTTTTACAATGATATTTATTAAAATTGCACATCTAACTCCCCCTATTACTTTTAATAATCTATTACCCATTTAACAAGTTATTTCCAATATAGTACCTTTAAACGGTACAGTCAAGAGAAAATACTTTTAAAAGGTATTAAAATATTTACAAAAATACTTTTTATCGGTATTATCATAATAAGGAGGTGATGAAATATGGATAACTCGGATAAATTAAAGAGGGTTTTCTCAAAAAACTTAAAACTTCAATTAGAGAAGAAGGGTTTAAATCAAACAGACATGGCAAGGGAACTAAATATACCTGAAACAACCGTATCTAATTGGATGAAAGCTAGTACATACCCTAGACATGATAAAATACAATTAATGGCAGACTATTTTAATATAAGACGTTCCGATTTAACAGAGGAGCAACCAACAAACTTAATAGAAGTACAACCTAACTTTGTAAAAATTCCAATTTTAGGTGTGATCGCTTGTGGAGAGCCAATCATTGCACAACAAAATGTAGAAGGGTATATGTATGAGTTTTCAGAATTACTGCCAACAGGTAATATTTTCGCTCTTGTGGCTAAAGGTGATTCAATGGAACCAACTATACCAAACGGCTCTAAAGTTCTTATAAGAGAGCAGAATGAAGTTGAATACGGTGAAATAGCTGCTGTACTTGTAAATGGTGATACTGAAGCGACTCTTAAACGCGTAAAAAAACAAGGTGACATGATTTTACTTATGCCAGATAACCCCAAACACGAACCTTATATAGTGGATGAGAATAATCCTGCAAAAATTATCGGAAAAGCTATTAGTTTTAAGGTTACATTATAA